GAATCCCGCTTTGCGTAAAGACTTGTAATACTCATGCAATCCAATGCAGTAAGCATCGAGCTTTGAGTAGCCTTGCTCCTCTAGGGCTCTTGTCTCTTTTCTTGCCATGATTAAATTATCGCTCTAAGAGTATGTTATAGATCTCATCGACACGCGCATGCAGTCGCTTAATCTCAGCTAGTAAATGAGTAATGACAAAGCCTGACAATCCACCAAGTGTTACTAATGTGGCGATGTAGAGCTGAAAGAAATCTGCCTGGCTCACTTCTTATCTACCTCATCGATCGCTGCTTCTAGCGCATCGACAATAATGTCTCCTGCTGACTTCCGGGCACGATATGATTTAATTGCTTGGCGTAGTGCAGGAATAGCAGCAACACCAAGAATGCCAGCAATGATGAAAAGTAGATTATCCATTAGATGCTCCTAACATAGGTACTTGAAAAAAAGCACCATCATTGTCAGCTTCTTTCTTAAAGCTAACATGCATGTGCTTAGTGTGTTTGTTAGCCCCTGTGTACTTGCGCCACTTCCAGTTAAGGATGCTGGAGCAGATTCGTCCATCGTAAATGATGTAACTAATACGCTTGTCTGCTTTTGACTTGGACAAGGTGCGAAGCTGATCAGCAAGATCTCCCATGATGTCTGGCTTACCGCCCTTGAATAAGTCTTTGTCCACATCAATGGCACGAACCCAGCCCTGCTCATCAGGATTATGATCTGACTTGCGAGCAGCGTGTCGGGTATCACCGATCCAACCATCCGATGTGCGGTCACGATCTGGGAACGAATCATCGAACTGTTCGCGTAGCTGTATCGCTGCCTTACTTAGCTTCGGCTTCATCGATCAAACTCGGTGTGGATTGTTCCGCTTTGTCTTTGTTCAGGTAAGCCTGATAGTCCGAATTGGCTGGGTCTGTTGGAATTGAAAGCATTACTCCGTTTTCGTAGTAAGCATTTATGGTAGTTCCGCCCATAGGATTTTCAATTACTTCGTATCTTGGTTTCATTATAGTTCCGCCGATGCTGCTAGAGATGCTGAAGCATTACTGGTTTGTATGTATCCTGCTTGACCTGCCGTGCCTGAAGCGTCTGTTGAATTGTAAAAAAAGATTACATTTGCAGTGGTCTGAATTGTTGCCAAAGTAACTGAGTTAAAATAGTCAGTTCCACCATTTCGACCAAAAGCATAATAATTTGTTCCAGTTGTTTGTGTCAGCGTTGGTGCAGTTCGCATTGGTACAGGCGTTGGAAATACGCAATCCAATTCGGTTGCTGAATTATAAAAGCCTGTGCCGATAGCCTTGTCTCCACCTGTAGCAATTTGCCAAAAGTACCTCTGGCAGGCGGCTAATTCTCCTTGAAGTGTTGCTCCGTTAGTGCGGAAAGGTAATGCAACACTTCCGACATCAATCTGTACGCCTGTGATTTCAAAGAAATCATTTGCGCCAGCCGTACCAGTCGGAGAAAAGTAGAAATACATACCCAACTCTGTTGCGGTTGATCCTACGGCTGCGGTGTATGTAAATCGTTGCCAAGTCGTTGTCAAAGTTGCAGCCTGACTGACAATGTTTGTACCGCCTGTATAACTCAAAAGTGCATTTTGGTCTGTACCTGTACCCGTAGTAAGAATTACCTGCATCAGATTTGATGTTGATGAATAGTTAGCACCTGCTCGCGCATAAAAGGAAAGCGTTACAGTTTTACCAGCGTAAGGAATTGAGTTTATAGTTTCAAAAGAATTAACAATCGCTATGTAATCGGTGCTTGTATTGCCGCTATTGCGCTGCACTCTTGCACAATATTGGATGCTTGGCAGATTAGTTGTGTCGTTTGTTACCTGACGGCTAATTGTTCCACCTGCGGATGCGCGATAACCCATCCAGCGGTCTGCGGTGTATGCGCTACTAGTTACGGCTACTGAAGTGCCACGCTGCCAGATTTGAAATGCTGAGTTAATGACAGGATTAGGTATTGGATTACCTGCCGTATAGCGCAAGCCTGTTGAAGTGGAACTATCTGCTACGAGTGTCTCGCCATTGTTGCCTACTGCTAGGCGAGCAGGTGTGTCGTTTGCACTAGCTGCAATTAGATCGCCTTTAGCATCAACGATTGCGTTCTGGATTGCGTTGCTGTCATCCTGTGCAACCCATGAGAAGTCCATGTCTGTGTTAGATGCTTTGGCAAGGACTTGACCAGTAGTGCCACCTTTTAGATCGACAAGAGAAGCATCGATAGAATCGCCTAGTGTCTCAATGGCTACTGCGCCATCCTTGACTAGGTCAGTACTGGTTGGTACTGCCCAACCAAAATTAGGGGTTGTAGTTGCCATTAGGTTAGAGCTCCGATCGCTTTAGACCACTGTAGTGTACCATTTACGCCACTCCAGATGGTGTTAGTTGGAATTACTGTTGCCCATGTCGGGGCTATAAGAGAAAAGTCTGTTGGTGAGACATAGATAGTGCAATCGACAAAAGATGCATTGGCTCTAATTGAGATGCCCTCTACAAAGCCTGAGAAGTACCCCTCGAACATGTTGAAGGGCAGGTTAGTGATAACTACTGGCTCGCCAAAGAAAAGGTTTATAAGGTCATCTCTAAGGGCATCTGGCATAAGAGGATTGTCAAGTCTGAAAGTAATCTGATCGAGCTGTGTTCTAGGCGTTGAGCGCAGGGCTAGATCGCGCTCGATGATGTCCTCGATGTCTGCCAGATAGCGGATGTTCGAGTCGAATGTCCTTTGGTAGCGACCATAGGTAGTGATAGAAGCATCGTCTGTCGCTGCGTATGTGCTGCCGTAATCATTGCCATAGCGCACAATTTCGCTGTTACGGATCTTGCCAATCTGGAGAATTGACTTAACGCTGGCAGGGGAAGCGTAATTGCCGTCTAACTGGGTTGAGCCATTAGCAGCTAAATAATTGCTTCTATGATCCGCATCGGCATATGAGATGCGCCCCTGCTTGTCCTCGTAGAGGTTTCCGAGTGCGCTGTCTGCTATCTGCTGGACTAAGGTCTGAGTGTTGCGATCTGCTGCTGACAGATTGTCCATCTGATAAAGACCAGAATCGATCTCGCCTAAGCCCACATTCTCAGCGTTAGCCCATGTAGTGGTTGGGTTGTAATCTTCCCATTGCAGGGCAGGTGCAACCTCTTGCCATTCATTGACTAGAAGATCTTGAAGGATAATGGCAATCTGTTCGCCATCGAGTCCATGAGCTACAGAATCTGTGTAGATGGCTTTAGGTAGTTTAGCCAAAGCACCGACTGCAAGGATTGTGCCTAATGTGACAAAGCCTGTTTCTTCTGGGCTTCTGACCGATGTTGAGAAGTCCGAGACAGTGCCACCGAATACGACAACATAATCTCCATCGCTATCTTTAAGCTCTAGGGTAAGAGAATCGGTAACATCGATGTCAAAAAGAGCATTGGTGGAGTTAATGATGTCCATGCGAGCATAACCTGCTTGGCATTGGCGATCGATGTCGATGCGCCCTGTAGTGAGATTAACGCCAGTTACATTGGTATAAACAGTCGTGCCGACTGTGATGCGCCATTCTGGAAGCCATGTCATACTGCAAGAAGTCCTGTGGAGCTAGTGCCTCGCTGATATGACTGACGAACTACATCTTCCACGGCTCTAGCAATAGCCTCTGGATCACCGATTCCAGCCTGAATTGTAATGTTATAAGAATTAGCAGCCTGTGCTGCATAGCGTGAGCCACTTACTGCGCCAGATACTCCTGCGCCACCCGCTAAACCTTGCAACAAGGATGATCGAGCAATGCTTTCTAGATCGATGGATGAAGCCATTGAACTAGCAGCCGATGCATTCTCCATGTCTAACAAGTCTGCAAAAGCATTAGCGCGAGCACTTGCTGCTTCTGCATATTCCAGAATAGCCCCAATAGATCCACCTGCTGTGGAGATAGGCGCAATGTAATCACCCTTAGGGATTCCAGAGCCTAACGATGCGCTGGTTGGTAATGATGCTTTGGCTTGAGCATTAGCCTGGGCGAGAAGTCTAAGCATCTCTTGGATACTAGCCAAAGCCTTGTCTAAATTGCTTTGATTGATTAGATCAACTGGCTTAAGGCTGTCAAGAATTGACTTGATATCTGCAAGCTTTACATTCTGGTTAGACAAAACACTAAAGATTTTTAGATCTTCATTGAGTCTCTTGGTTGCAGCGACAATGGCTGCTTCGTCCTTAGCAGCAATAGCATCTTCTAGATTAGAAATTGACTGCTTGATATTTAGACGAGCGGTATCATTGGCAATCTGTAGAAGCTGTGCTTGGCTAGTTGCCTTGCCTAATTGCTCGGCTTGGTTAGTAAGAGCTGCTGCGACTTGGATCTTGTCCATATCAAAGACTTCTTCACCCTTAAGCAGGGCAAGGTTAGCCTTGTCAATAGCAGCCTTTAGTCGTGCAGCCTTCAATGCTTTTACTTCTTCTGCCGTTAATTTAGTTTTAGTTTTAAGGGTGCGAGCAGCATAAATAGATTGAAGTCTGGCTAGATCTGCTAAACCTTGAGCATTGATTCCGCTTTGACCACTAGTTGATGCTCTACCAGCTGCATTTAGCGCAGAAATGTAAGCACCAAGAATAGGGATCATTTGGATGTCTAAGAATCCAACCCCCGGCAATCCTTTAAGTTTTTCAATCATTACACCGATACCACGAATGACATCTGCCGTGTAAATTGCAACACTCTGCATAGAGCTTGCAAGGTTATCAACGGAATCCTGATCGCCTAAACCTTTAAGAGCATCGATTAAACCTGTACCGATGATCTCAGAAGCGTTGGCAGCAGCAACGCCTAACTTATCGATTGAGCCTTGAAAGGTATTAGCAGACTGTGTTGCTGCTCCCTTAAATGTTCCTTCAAGCTGAGAGATAATATCCTCGAACTTGCCAGCCTTGAGATCTGCTTTTGATATGCCTACACCTAATCGAGATAACGCAGCATTATTGCCCAGGTATGCACGACTTAACGCTCCTGTAACCGATGCTAAATCTTTACCTGTTGCAGCACTTATGTCTAGGGAAAGATTGAGAAGTCTTTGTGCTTCGTTAGTATTCTGTGTCGCGACTGCTAGTGTCTGATACGCGGGTCTTAACTTGTCATCAAGAATGCCGAACTCGGTCTGAAGTCTCTGAATGTAATCCTCAGAAGATGCGGCATCTCGCCCTAATCCAACATTCTTAAGAGCTAGGGCTAACTGCTTTTGAGCCTTCTCATCTTCTGCTGCTGCTTTAACGGCAGCCTTCCCATAAGCGAGAACGGCTGTTGCACTAAATGCTAAACCGAAAGCACCTGCAAGTTTTTTAACATTTTTCGTGAGTTTATCCGTTGATGAATCTGCTTGCTTAAAGGCTTTATT